GAAATCGGCATTGTCGCGGTGCGGATTGAATCGTCAGCAGCACTTTCGTTTTGGAATGTTCTGATCTGACCATTCCCATAATTTACCGTAACCGTACCGTCGGAGTTCACGATTTTTGTTGGGCTAAGATTGAAGCCACTCTTCCTTCCTTCTTGCGCCCAGTCTGACTGTAGCTCCTCGATGAAGAGCACCTTCTTGCCCTCAGCGTCGATGCGATCATTCATGCGTACATGGGACAGGACGTTGGGCTGATTAGGCCAATGTCTTGACTCATACTTCAAAGACTCTATGCCCCCAGCTTTCTCTGCTGCAGTTGCTTTCCTACGCAGATCACGCGCACGTTCATTCAGGCGATTAAACTCTTCTGCATCACTGGTTCTTCGCCAAGCATCCATTGCTTGCCCCTCGAGAGCAAGAGCTTCATCCAGTAATCGCTTGGATTCCATATAGCCTTGAGCGTTGGCTTTTGTAAGAGGCAACGTCAGCAAAATCTCCCGATAATTCTCGCCGCCAGGAATGGTGTAATCAGCGTATTTGGCCAACGCCTGAGCCTCTGAAGATCCGGCTTTATACCTTTGATTTAAAGCCTGTAAATCCTCAAGTGCAGCCGCTGCAAACTCTGCATCATCAAGGTTATCGCGTCGCATGCTCATGTCATACATTGACTCAGCAAGTCTTATTGCCTCTGCTCGATGCGCGGCATTTTCTGGATCAAAATCAGGATGATGAATATCAGTGAACTGCTTGGCGTAAGTGGGAATGACGTTTTCGGCCAGCACGACCTGCTCAACCTCAGGCACGCTGCCCTTGACCATCGCCTGCACCTCTTCCCTAGTGACCTTGGGCATGGACGCTAGGCGATCAGCAATACCTGATGACCGCAGGAACTCCTTATTCACATTCTCTGCACGCTGGATCTCATTCAGGAACGCCTGCCCAGGCCCTTGCTTGCGTTGGATGTTCAGGGCCGCCTGCTCCACGGGATTGTAAAAGCCAAGCTTTGATACGGGCGCCTGCACTTGTCCTACCCTGGCCATCCCAAGCTGGGACTCAAGCGGACTCATAGCCATCTGTCGTTGAAGCTGCTGACCTACTATTTTGCCTGCGCCCTTGGCCGCCTGGACGCCGAGGCCGCCAAGCTCAGCGACGCCTGCAACGTCCACGACTCTTGGGTCTAATGTAAGGGTTCCGATGCCGCCGGTAGCCACGTTGCCGCCCTTGATGGCGGCTTTGGGGCCGTAGTAGGAGACATCCTCGACAAGGCCTGCAGCGCCAGGAATGCCCAATAGCTCGTCTACGCCCATGCCGCCGACCAAGGGAATACGGGGATCAACCTGATACTGCCCGACGACGTTCTGAGCGGATCTGAGGCCCCTGGCAAGCGCTCCCAGGACCGGGTTTTGTGGCGAGGCTTTCATCTCACCGCGGGGATCGCCACCGGCTTGCATGCGGATCAGGCCGCCGTCGGCCTTGTTCAGCAAGGGGACCGAAGTATCGTAGGTGCCCTCGTTACCAAGGGCGCTCTTGATTGCGCTTGGGTTATAGGACACGACCTCAGACAATTCGCCGTCGCGATACTGCATCAAACCATCAAATCCTTGGGCACGAGCGCGAGACTCAACCTCTTTGCCAATGTAGCCCTTGTTCTCGTAAGCACGCTCGACCATTCGTGCGGCTTTGTCTTCATCAATGCCCAACTTAGTCAGCGCCTCAATCATTGGGTCGCCCTTGCCCTCAAGGACAAGCGGATTGCGTAACTGCGCGTAAACAGGCAAAACATTGCCGCTGGCAAAGTCGGTTGAGCCAGGGATATAAGGGTTGGCATACTCGTTTGCAAACTGAGTTTTTGGCGTTAAATAAACGCCAGAGCCAAGTGCTCCTTCTTTGCTAGGTTTTATGTTGCGAATAGCCTCTTTGCCATGAATGTCATGGGTTGCAGTCGTGCCATGGTAAAGACGCATCTGCACTGCGCTTGGCTCGAGGAACTTGTCTAGGTTGGCCTTCCGTTCGGCTGCCGTCAAGGCCTTGGCCACCTTCTTGATGGCTCCCCCGGCGGCTTTCTTCTCGTATTCCTTAATCTCTTCCGCCATCAAGTCAGGCGCTGCAACTCCAAGTGCTGCGGCGATTGCTGAAGACTTTCGGAAGGGATCGAACGCGGCAAAGCGGGACCGGACGTTCTCAGGATTTAGGCTGATTGTGTGCTCTTTGGCGATGTTCAGTTGCTGATTGTTGAACGACGGTGTATGCCGGATCTCGTCAACGCCAAAGTGCTTAAGAAAGTTAGCCGCAGCCACGCCTCCGGAAACGTAATCGTCCGTGTTTGGATCGATCAATGGCGTGCTTTGGGCTGATTTCTTGACAGCATTAAACAGATCGCTTGCGCTTACCCTGCCAAATTCGTCGCCATAATTTTGAACAAAATCATAAATGTCGTTCGGCTCACCGCCTAGCGCATCAAACTCGTCAAGAGCTTTCGTAAATGCAGGCGTCCCTTCGGTATCAACGTACCGCTCCGTGGCTTCGTCAAAGCGCTCAAACGGACCTACCTTCAAGACATCAGCCTCTGGCTTGTCGATATGGACAGACTGATCTGCTCTTACTTTGAGCGGGTAAACGACGCCCAGGTTCTCTGCGTTAATCGCGTTGCTGGCCAGGACTTCTTGACGCCGAGGCGTTAGGCCCTCTTCTTCCAGGGCGGCAAGCGAGAATTTCGGATAGCGATCGCGACTCTCTGCTGACCTTTCGATCTTAGCCTTGGGGTCGGGGCCATAGACGCTTGCGTAATTCAGGCTTGCGTCCTCAGGGCTGCTTGTGGAGTAGACACCCTTACCGGCATGGCTCTCGGTCGAGGCCTTCCTGATTTCAAACTTGGGGATGTTGTACAAGGACCCGTGGTAGGTATCCTTGGTAAAACCCATGGCTGCAGCCCTATCGGCGGCCGTATTGTTGGCAGGCAGGCCAAGCCCACCCTTCTCGATGGGTAGCGCCGCCCTTATCCTGGCAAGCTCGAAGGCCTCTTGGCTTGGTGTTAAAGCTTTCTTAGCGCCCTTAGCGATGGCCCCGACGACCTTCTTGGCGCCGCCACCGCTGAGCTTGACCGGTCCGCCCTTCCTGAAGAGCGGGGCAAAAAGGTTGGGCTTCTTCACCATTTCGCCTCCTTTTTCACCCGGCCGCCCTTCTTGTAGCCAGCCTTCTGCATCTTGGTAAGCAGGGTCTCTGTGAGTAGCTGCGATGGCGCATAGCCTCGAGTCCAATCCATATACCCAGGCTGCCGGCCTTTTTCTTGCAGCACTCTATTGATGTAGTCCTCCATGACAAGCTCACGCGGAACTGGCTGGTACATCACGCCAAGGTCTTGACCCTTGAGAATCATCGGGAATGCTCGATTAAGCTCAGGCCGCTCAACGATTTCGCCAGTTAACTGAAACATCCTGTTGCCAAGAGAGCCCGTAGGAACATCAATCAGCGCCGGATCGGTCGTATCTCGAATTATCCTGTCGTAATTAAAGATCTGCCCCTTCTTTCCGCCAACGCCAACACCGCCCATAACGTCAGCAGCAGCAGCGCGTTTATCAAACGTGTCCACGAGCTTGCGGAACTTGCGCGGATTAGAAATGTCAACATCCTGCGGGAACAAATTTTTGCCCTCTTTATCAACAACTGAGGCCAGTTTATTGTTGATCGTGTCCTTCAATTCGGGCGTAAGATTGCCTAGCTTATTGGCGTTCATGAACTGCTTGTACAGTGCATCAAAGACCATCTGGTTTGACCGGTGCTGTTCAGGCGTTCCGATCATCGTTGTCCATATCGCTTGGCCTTCAGGGTAGCGGCGGTTAGAGCCGACGATCGTCTGGGCAACTCCAGGAGTCTTCACGCCCCAGCCGGCTTCTGCATACGCAGGGTCATATAGCTGAATGCCCGAAAAGCCAGGGCCACCACTAAATCCCTCTCCGACCTTTGTCCTGTCGGTCTGCGTGATGTTTAGATACTTGCCCTCGTGCGGACCATATGCCTCAGAAGCTTTGATGATCTTCGGCAGTTCAATATTCACCAAGGGCACTTCGCTCATTCCCGTTGTGCCCTGCGCACTCTCACCGGGCATAGCCTTAAAAGCGCGTTGGATAGACTTTCCCACCTTGGCAAGACCTCCGGCTTGCATGCGTGCGAGACCGCCAGAGGCCATCATAGGGACGCCTGCGTTATCCGTAGACCGCCCAATCATGTTGGCTTGTATGCGGTTACCTTCTTCCATAACGAGGCCGCCGTTGGCGCCAGCGGGTGGCTTATAGGTAGACATCTGTTTCGCAAGGTTGTCTAAGCGAGTGTTCTTCAGACCTGCAAGCTGCTGCCTGCGTTGCTGCATTGCAGCAGGTTGCCCAGCGAACTGAGCGTCTCTTGCTAACTGCATCCTGTTAGTCTCAGCATTGCGTGCCTGTGACTGCTGAAGCATAGACCCAAGACCGGAAGCCATGGGGTTGATGCCTGTGTATTGACCGGGTGATGGGGGCGTCACCGTTTTAGGAGCGTTGAACATGCCACCAAAAGCCATTTTCGGCACGTTTACCGCACCACCGTTCTTGAATGACCTATCCGACGTAATGTCTGGGCTTGGACCTTTAAGGATCTCGGCCGCTGGCGGTGGTGCGCTTGGCATCACGTTCTGGGCCTTCTTCATCCGACCGAAGTCGCTCATCATCTTCTGCAAGGCGTTGCCTGCCTTAGGGGCTGCAGCGCCTGCTGCCATGCCTGCTGGTATCGAACCCATGGCTTGACCCATCGCGGCCGTATGAGCCCGGTCTGGCTGCGTTAGAGGGTTAGGCGTCATGCCCCTAAGGTAATGGCTTAGCTCTTCGCTTGTTGGCGTTTGTGCCAACGTCCTGGCAAGCATGGCGGGTACCATGCCCCCTGCTCGAATATCCTTCAGTTGCTGGGCCATGTCGGAGAAGCCGCCGACACCTTCGGCGATTGCACCACGGGCGACACCGCGACCCATATCGGCTAGGCCTTGAAGCCCACCGGGGGAGAAGAAGCTTGGATTTTGTTGAGCGCGTGGGTTTGGCATGGTAGCCCCTTAAGCCGCGTAAGGATTGACCCGCCGAGGCCGGTCCTCGGGGTAAACGTCGTCATTATCCGGCGGCAGCGGATCTATGACAAGCCAGCCCATATCCCTAAGCACTCGCAGCGCTTGCGAGACTGTATCAGTTAAGTCGTCATGACGCACCTCAGGGAAGGCGCAAAGCTGGTTTACCAGGGGCTCAGCCCATGACCTTGGGTGCCCTTCGTTCTTGGTGCTTTCAGGGATATAGACCTTGCCTGCCTTGATCAATGGGGCGATCAGGTTGACCCGCTGGACCTTATCTGCCCCGCCTGGGTTGTATGACCGGCAGGGAATGTGGGCACGCCCCAGGTCCTGCAAGAGGGATATGCCGGAGCTTTTGTCTTCAACCAGAACCAAGTCAGTTTTCTTGCCTTGTCCAAATTCATTGGGGTCACCATAAACCGTGCCGAAGTCTTCAATCACCTTCTCCTTCAGGTCTGGGTACTGTAAGTGCTCCTCCCAGCAATCGATCAGCATGGCGGCGAAGCCTTTGTCCTCGCTGGGCTTGAAGACGCCCCATACGCTGCAGGCGCTGGGGTCGTTGATGGTCTTCTCGGTATAGGCGCCGTCATAGGACTGCACGACGAACTCAAAGCGGGGGAATGGTTTCTCTGACGGCCAAAGCTTCAGCCAGTCGCGTTTAACGATGCCACTTTCTTCGGGATCGATGATCTCTGCATGTATCTCCTGGCGGCCGAGCGAGGTGCCCTCGTACTGCAGGATCTGCTGCTTGAATGTGCCTGCAAGGTTCTGGATGTTGTCGTAGGTTGACGCCCTGGTAACGTAGACGTCTTCTCCTTCGCGGTCCAGCAGGTCAATGATCAATGGCTTAGGCTTTGGCGTAGTGGTCACCAAGATCCGCGGCTTGACCCCCAGGCGCACTGAGAACATGATCTGGTCCCAGGCATCATCCAGGTACTCCCAGGCTGCAAGTTCGTCGCACCAAGCGGCGTGCCACTGTGGGCCCCTGAATCGCTCGGGCTCACTGGCGGGTATCCCTTTCAGCAAGCTGCCGTTGGTCAGCACGATCTCGTGCAAGCTTCTGGTGTACTTCACCCGGATGTTCTCTGGCATACAAGCAAGCAGCCCTGACTCACCTTCAATCATGGTGTCTCGGATGTCTGCAGATGTTGGCCCTGATATCAGAACCCGGTGGTTTGGGTGCGTCCAAGCGTAGTACCAGATATCCTCCGCGGCCGTTCTGGTCTTGCCCGATCCTCTACCGGCGACCAGCATCCAAATCGTGAACCAATCGCCCTTAGGCGGGATCTGGTACTTGTGCGCCTTCATCAGCCACTTCATCCGGGCGTGGAAGGCTGCCGCCTGATCCTCAGGAAGCTTCTTGAGCGTCTCCTGGTGCAAGGCCAGCTTGGCCTCGATCTCTCTACTTTGCTTTGCTGTCAGCATTCTGGCGCAGGCCAGTTAGCTCATCAATGAGGGACTGCGCAACATCAACAACATGATCTATCTGAATTGGGCCTTCATCCTTGCCGGTCACCTCGTGCTTGGTCCGGTCGGTGTAGTCCTTCGGGAATCTCGCGGCCATCGAACGTGCCCATAACCCGGTATTCAGCGAATCGCCATCCTTGGTGTTTACAAGGTAGGTCTGCCCTATATTCTCCCACCATTGCTGGCATAACTCCTCTGCCAACTCAAAGGCGTTTAGAAATTCTGGGTACTGCTGGGCCCATGTCCACATGGTTTTGCGCGTCACCCCTATAGTCGCGGCCATCTGAGCCTTGCTCTTACCCTGGCTGGCGAGTTCGATCACAAGATCGCAGTATTTGGGGTCGTAATCGGTTGGTCTTCCTGCTGGCATTCTGATTTTCCTTCAAAAATCAAGCACTTAACCTTAAGAATACATGAAAAAAAGCCCCTGGGGAAGGGGCTCAACCGGTGCGTGCCGGAAAGGAGAACGCATGGACTACACCGCTATGTTACTCCTTATCGTAAACAAAGACACCAATCTTTGTTCCACCCGCGTCCATGAATGACTTGAACATAAAAGGCTGACCTCCAAGGTTAAGAACTTTGTCGTAACTCCAGTCTGGATCAACGTGCCTTTCATACGGGTTTCCTTCTGCTTCACCTTGTGGATAAAAGCTTAATGGAATACTAATAACAACGTATTCTGAAGCTCTTCTGAGCTTTCTAAGGGCTTTCTTAGCGTCCAGGAACGATAGATGCTCAATGACGTCACCGCAAATGCAAACGTCCGAGTACGTCGCCTCCCAATGCAGCACGTCCGCGATGATTACCTTGTTATAAAGCTCATGCAGTTTGTATCGCTCTACATAAGGAGCCCAAATCTCAACGCAGGTCCAATACTGATCGGGTTTTCGTAAAAGCTTTGAATAAGCACCCGCACCAGGACCGATGTCTACAACCGTAGACGGATTTATCTGATTTACAAATTCGACAATGAAGTCTTTTCCTGCTGGTGAAGACCAAGGCACTTTTTAATCCTTAATAGTGGTTCGTTCGGCTGCTATGGTTCTATCTACCATCTTGACTCATTCTTTTGAAATGGATCTCTCTTAGCTTCTGATTCGCTTCTTGGATGCGGTGCTCTTACCTCACGGGGCTCATTCGCGAACTATGGTTTTCTCTCACTACTTGATTCACTCCAGATCGCTGGTTCTCTTATTGGTCGTGGGTCGTTCTTTTTTTATGGCTCTCTACGATCTTTTGACTCGTTCCTCTATCACGGATCTCTCAAGGCGTGTAACTCACTCGGTTGCTCTGGCACTCTATCCACCCCTTTGGCTCGTTCGATGAATCTGGTTCTCTCGCACGTATTGACTCGTTCCTGCGCCGTGGCTCTCTTAGTCTTGATGACTCGTTCCTAGAAGATGGTTCTCTCGGTTTTTTTGACTCGTTCGAGGACTATGGTGCTATCTAGATCCTTGACTCACTGCTACAGCATGGTGCTATTCCATCACATGGTTCGTTTTTGAAGGCTGGTTCTCTCGCCCTTTTTGACTCGTTCTCAAGGCATGGACCTCTCTGGGAATCTGACTCGTTCGGCTAGGCTGGATCTCTCTCTTACTTTGACTCGTTCACGGTATATGGACCTCTCTTATGCGTTGACCCGTTCCAACTTTTTGGTTCTCTTGTCATCGATGACTCATTTTCTACATCTGGTGCTCTCTCGGGGACTTCTTACTACTCCCCCTGGTTTTTGATTCACTCCATGGTTGCGGTTCTCTTGCAGGGTATGGTTCGTTTCAAACTCTTGGCACTCTCGGCCTGCATGACTCGTTCAATGGAAATGGTTCTCTTTTTGGTCCTGACTCGTTCGATGGGCGTGGCTCTCTCAGTTTTGATGACTCGTTCGCACGCTTTGGTTCTCTTTACTAACTTGACTCATTCGGATTTCATGGTTCTCTCACGCGAATTGACTCACTTCAGCAGCGTGGTTCTCTCATTTGCTGTGGTTAAACTGGCGACTGGATAAAGTGCGCGTGGTTTAGATGCGCAATCGGATACGGCAATGGTGGCTTGGTGCCGAAATGTTTCTCATACCATGCGCCATGCAAATGGCTTAAGAAAAGCTTCACTGCATACCGCCTTGCTCTTGCGTCGATCTGTGCTGGTGGCAGGATGCCCTCTGACAAGTACCCATAAGCGTCCGTAGTTTTCTTAAACTTGGGCAGCAACGAAGCGGCCAAGTCTTTGTTGTCGCCCCGCTCGTTGCGTGCAATCTCGTAAGCTTTCCTGTCCTTGTAGACATGCCCATAATAGCACTCTTCCTTGTTGCTGAACTTCATAAAGCTTTGGCCGGTCTTCCAGCATAAGGTCTTTAAGCTGGCGTTCCATGGGCGGCGCTTCAAGGCGTCTTCAAAGCTTTTCTTTGTCACCTTGCCGGACTCCGTGGTTGACATGCGGCGGATGGTTTCCACGCTCATGCCAATCTCTTCTGATGCACGCTCGAAGTCAATACCGTACTGCGCCACAAAATCTTCTGCGCCCTTTTTACCAACCCATCTGCTTGTCGGATCAAGCCCTGCGTACCGCCAGATATGGCCAACGGTCGGTGCCTTGGTGATGTCAATGTGAGCAAGCAAGCCTGCGCTGATGACCGGGCCAATGCCGTAGATTTGCCTCATCCAGGAGCCCATAACGTGGTGATGGGTGTAGATGTCCAGCGCCTTCTTGATCTCGATCTCCAGGCCTGTCGTTTGGTCCGCAAGCCAGTTGATCACGGCATTGGGCTCCTCAGTCTCTTTAAGCGCCCGGACCTGACTATTCGAGCGCTTCCGGTCCTCCTGGGTGATGTAGTAGTAGTCAACCAAGAACCGAGCCTCGTCGTCTGAAAGCGTAATGGCCGCAACCTTCAGGTCCTTGGTGAGCCTCGTGAGGGGCTCAAGTTCCATGCTGGCGGGTAATTCGTAATTGTCGTAGCTCATGTCGTTACTCCTAAATTGAATGGATTGTTATAGGAAATCTTTACTTCAGCCCTTTTGCTTGGCTTTAAGTTCTTCTGCACTGCTTCATAAGCAAACGCCCAGCCGTTCCTTGTTGAAATCGAGCGTTTCTGCAACACTTTTTTTCTGGTTACCAGTCCGGCGGCAAGCAATCCTTTCATCTCTACGTCGATTGCTTTTCTCGTAAGGTTAAACTTGTCCGACATGTCCTGAAGGGTCACAGGTTTCTCTCGTCGCTTGATGTAATCCAAGTATTTTTGTTGGCGCGGATTTAGCTGCATAACTCATCCTTTCGCTGGTAATAAAGCAATCGGTTTCACGGTTCTTAGTTGATCATCCATTGTCGATCTCGATCGTGACTTTGTATTTGATGCGGTTCTTGCCGACGACCCGTATCGTTTTCTTGGACGACCGATAGGACCCGTCAGGGTTTAAGTCGAACTCAACAGCCCAGCTATCGATAACAGCCTGGGCCTCCTTCTCAAGGCCCTGCACGAGCAGGGCTGCCAGATAATCGCAGTAGTGCATGGTTACCACCCGAACTTTCCGGCACAAACCGGGC